TAAAATTTATTTAGAACACATGATAAAAGAAATGGGATTGCAGGATAATGTTATCTTTTTATGGCTGGATTGATTGATATGGAGAGCTTCTGGAAAGATAAGAACTACTTACTTCATACTAGTCTCCATGAAGGCCACAGTCTTGCTGTAAATGAGGCAATGGCCAGGGGGGTAAAACCTGTCATCCATAATTTTAGGGGAGCAAGGGAATTGTATCCTATCGATTGGTTATTTAATACAATAGATGAAGCTGTAAATACCTTTAGGGCATGGGACTATAATACTCTATCTGATAGAAATACACGTCAATATATTATAGATAAGGGCTGGACATTAGAGAATCAATTAAAAGAGATAAGAAAGTGATAGAGGGAATTAAACAAAAATAATAATATTTGACGTGTAGATTATTTTATGATATTATGAAAATAATAATATTTGACAATTCTCGAAGACTCTTTTTTTTGTTTAAAAAGTTATTTTGGAGGTGGTAATGGCTGATAAACTAGAAGCAAAATGGCAGATAGATTCCGCAATAAATACATTATTAAGAGCTGAGGAAATTAAGAAAGATAAGAATCTATTAAATAAAGCCATTAAAGCAGTGGAAGAAAAACAAAGAACATATCAAATATATTACGAGAAGCGGCTATTAAGGCAGCTTCAAAAAATAAAATATATAAAGGAGTATTTTAAGATGGAAGAAGGATTATTACTCAAAATCAAGGAGGCATTAAAAAAAGCCGGCTTGGATGAGGCATTAGCGGAAAACATCAGTATAACTAATGAATCGGAAATTGAAGCAGAAATTGAGAAGCTAAAAGGTAAGGTGGAACTCTCTCCAGAACAGCTAACTGAGGCTCTAAAAAAGGCTGGGCTGGAAGAAAGTTATAAAAAGCATTTGCAATCAGAAACAGATAAGAGAGTCACGCAAGCTATCGCTACTCACGATTTAAAGCTGGCTAAAGAAAAAGAGGAAGCAGCAACGAAAGCCAAAACAGAAGAAGAAAAAAGAAAGAGCAGGCAAATATGAGTGATAGTGAAAAAACTATAGCCAATTTGACTGAACAGGTTGGTAGCTTAACAAACATGGTAAAAGGTCTGAGTGAAACAACTGTCAAGGGAAAGCGGGAAACTTTAATTAAGGACTCTTTGAAAAAAGCAGGCTTAAATGAAGGATTCTTAAAATATATTACAGTTGATAAAGACGAAGATATCGAAGAAAGTGTCAAAAGTTTAAAGGACGAGGTTCTCGGACTTAAACAAGCTGAAATCGATAAAAAATTAAAAGAAGATGGCGGAGTACCTACAAAAGGAGAGTCAGCAGGAACTGTCGAGGAAGAATTGGTTGCAAGGGTTGCAAGTGGAAAAGGAGAAACTGCCGGAACTTTTGAAGGTAAGAAATTAATAGAAGAATAAAAATAATTAATAAACGAGGTGAATAATAATGAGTCTTCAAGTAAATAAAGAATCAGGGGTTAAATATGACCCTGTATTCCTAAAGATATTAGAAGATATCCCAGGCGGAGTAACTGTAAAAACCGATAGATTCCCGACTACTACGAAAGAGATTAAAAAAGGAGCTTTGTTAAATGCTGATGCCACTACTGCAGGATTGTATAACGTAATCAAGACTGTGAAGGTAACAGCTGACGGAGTTTCAGACGCTACTGTTGTGCAAGTTGAACCTACTGACCATCTATTTAAAGCTGGTGAGTTTATATTTTTATGGGGGGCAACTGCCTCAACGATTACCAGAGTATCAACTACTGCCATTGCTGTTACAGAAGCATTGGGAAGTGCAGTAGTTGTTGATGGTGCGGTTTTATATGAAACTGCGGCCGCTGCAACTGCAACTGCTTTATACGATACCGATGCTATTTTGCGGGATACTATAGAAGTAAGAAAAGACGGGGTAGCGACTTTACTGGATAATATATTCGCAGGGGCTGTTGTTAGAGGTACGGTCGATGAATCAGAATTACCATACTTCGTTACAGACCAGTCTAAAACTGATTTAACTGCCAGAATAAGGTTTGCTTAAAAAATTAAATAAATATAAAAAACAATAAATTAAATGAGGTGAAATAATAATGGAATATAGTTTAATGAAAGCTGAATTAAATAAGAAAAATTTACAGACTTATCTTAATGAGCGGGTCTATGATAAATTATATTGGCCAAGCTTCTTTCCTTTGAAGTCAACACCATACTTAAATTTTGAAACTTTAATAGGTTCAAAGGGAAATCGAGTAGCTGCTGATGTAGTTGCTTATGACGTGTCGGCACCGCTCAAGACAAGAAAGACTGTAAGTAAATTATCCGGAGAAATCCCTTCTATTAGAATGAAAAAGAAATGACAGAAACGGATTTGAATACCTATAATATCCTAAAGGCAATGGCTAAGCCAGAACAAACGGCTTTACTCGATCTTATTTTCGGTGACATAGACTCCTGTGTAGATGGTGTAAATGCACGGTTGGAATGGATGACCTTCCAGGCATTATGTCACGGGACGGTAACTCTCTCTGCAACTACCAATGCTGGCGGAGTAGTAACCGAAGAAGCGATTGATTTCCAATTGCCAGAAGCAAACAAACAACTTTGTTCTGTCGTGTGGACTGATACGGTAGCCAATAGAAAACCTATCACAGACATAGAAGCTGTTATGACTGCAGCGGGAGCTCTTAGGGATAAAACCACGGTATATGTTGATGAATAGATCAAAATGGACTAGAATTTAGAGCTTCCGATGAAACTAAAGATTTTGTAGCTCCTTATGCTCTATATGGTGGAGTACGGAGAAAGAGGTCTCCGAATCTTACGGTAGCCAATGAAGCTTTAGAAAGTGAAGGTTTACCAACTATAGTTTTAGTCGATACCAGAATAAGTTATGAAGACGTAAATCATACAATAACATCGGTTGATCCTTGGTTATATGGAGGTGCTGATGCATATGTAACTTTCCTGGAAGACTTGAAATGTGGAGATATGCTTCACGGTCCTATTGCAGAAGAAACCAACCCACCGAAACAAGTTATTCAAGCTAAGAAGGGACCAATACTAATCTCCAAATGGAGTGATGTTGATCCTGTGGCCGAATATACAAAGGGTGAGTTAAATTCATTCCCATCGTGGCCAACCATCGATAGAGCATTGATATTGAATACCGAACATATTAGTATCTGGTAAAAAGGAGCATAGCCAATGACTAATAAAGAAGCTCTACAGGCACAAACCGAATATTCTAATGATAATTTGTTGGAAAAACTTCTTTTAGATAGAGGCGTCACAACCGGAGGGACTTATACGGCAGCTAATGCTAAAGATATAGATTTGTGTGCAGCCAATTTATATTTCACACTTGCAACCTATCCAGATTTGAGAGAAGGGTCTTTTTCAACTAAATATAATGGAGTTCAGTTAAGAATAATGGCCAAAGATATCTTGAAAAAATACGATATGGATGAAGCAACGGTTAATGGAGCTGCAATATGGTAATGGAAAGATATCCTCATACAGCTACTATAAGTTATTACGGTGCCGGGAGTACTAACTCAATTGGAATATACACTCCCGGAACATTGGTAACTATAGGGATAGCCTGCAATATTCAACCAAATACGACAAGATATATTATAGGAGAATCCGGGAATATGATTGGATATAGCTATAATATTTTCTCTGAAATATTTGATGGGGTTGATGATGTACCTGCTGACGCAAAATTAACTTTTTTTGACAAAGAACATATAATTTTAGATTTGTTTCCATACCAAAAACATGTCGAGGTAAAGTGTTAATGGGGCTCATTCCGGGATTTTCTCAAGAAAATGTAAATAGAAAAGTAGATAGATTTGTAGTTAGTATTGAACAAAGGATTGTTTGGACGCTGGCTATGGTAGGTGAAGCTTTTGTCAACGCTGCCAGAGAAAAGACACCTGCAGAGGGCTCGTTTAATGACCAGACTGGAATTTTAAGAAGCTCTATCGGTTATGTTGTAGCAAGAGATGGCAATATATTGATAGGAAAGTTTGAAGGAAAGACAGCAGAAGGAAAAGCACAAGGGCAAAAGACAGCAGATGAAGTAATAAGACAGTATTCCAAAGGGTTTGTATTAGTTGTAGTAGCTGGAATGGAATACGCGGCCGCAGTCGAGAGCAAAGGAAAAGATGTCATCACCGGTTCTATACCGGCAGCAAAGGCTCTCTTAAAACGAAAGATAAAGGAGTATAAGCTTTGATCACAACTATAGATATAAATGACATATTATATCCTATCATCAATGTGGCCTCTGTTAAGGCTACAATTGACGGCGGGGTCTATAGGAATAAGAAGCCTTTAAGCTCTGAACTACAAGATATAATTATCCTTCCTTTGTCAAATTATGTTGGTAGCGAAGTAATGAACGATGCAACTTTTATGGTCAACTGTTATACAAAGAATTTT